ACCGCGAGACAACGATCCCAATAGGGAACAAGTCTAAGCATAATGCAAACTTCGCAACCCTTACAACAAATTATGATTAACCCGATTGATCTCCCCTTTGAGAAAAAGGTGGAGTTGGTTACCTCCACTGGACACATTCCTAAAGGTGAAGGTCTTGTTTTCATCAAGTTCGTTGAAGTAAAACTTGAACAAATCCTGCAACGAACTGGTAATGAAATTACGAAAAACAAAGTTCGTTCTGAAGGTCTTATTCAAGAGACTGTTACTACTTTTGTTGATCGCATCGAGGAAGGGCGTTACTTCTTCCATTATGATCAACCTGTCGTAGTTCAATATCATGGTGCAGGTGTTTCTGAAGAACTCTATGAACTTGTGTGTGGTGAACACCGTCTTCAAGCACACAAGTTGACTAAACGTGACAGTATTTTTGTCGCAGTTGTTGAGTTTGAGACTCTAGAAGATCGCATGATCTATCAGTCTAATGAGAACGATTCTGATGACGAATATGTAAAGGCACCTCGTACCGAAGATGATGTGATCGTTACCCTTGAGGGTATGGTAAAAGAGGGAATCATTGACATTAATGATGATAAGTCCATCAATTCCCGTCTGATTAAACTCAATCAGAAGACTAACGATTTCCCTCGTCTCCGTGAGAAACTTCGTGCGAATAATGGTATTATCAATCCCGTAAAGTCTTACGATGATGCTGCTCGGGAAGAGTGGGTAAAGACTTATAAAAAGTCTGAGATCACTGCTTTCTCTACTCGCACCAAAGTTAATCCTGTCAACGATGTAGCATACCTGAACAAAACCTTTAAGGGTGGTTCTGGTACTGGTGGTCTTCGTGACCTTGACTATGATCCTCGTTGTTTCTTTGATGTTTGTACTCTTCTGCAACACAAAGATGTAGAAAAAGTCAAGGTTGTTGCATCCATCAACAAACAGACTTCTGTTAAACTTCACAAAGTTCGTGACTACAAGAGGAATCAGATGATGTCTGATATGTTGGAGAAGTGTCTCAAGATTGCTGATGACTATCGTGCAGGTAAATACAATCCTGTAGAAGACTGTTCTTTCCTCTTCACTCCTCAGATTGACTCTGTTGATAACATGGAGGAGTGGGCATGAATAAGTGGGAAGAGTTCGCAAAGATTACTTTTCATGCAATGAGAGGAGTTCTTCCTTTTTGGAAAGATGCAAATCAGTTTACACAAAGATCCATGACAAGAATCCTGTATGATCAGGTATTCTGTGCAGGAGAACCTAACAAAACGGGTTACATTAGTGTTGCAGCAATGTCTGCAAAACGCAAGGGGAATAAGACTACTAAAGATCACTGTATGTCTCCCCAATTTGTTGCAAGGATGATATATGACAATGCAGATGTTTGGTTGACAGATCTAGACAAGTTCAAGACTCTCTTCCTTATGTGTTGTCAGACTATCGAAGTTACTCCTGATGAGAACAACAAACTCAGTCAGTTGACTGAGAATAAAGATGGTCAATTTGTCATCCATGTTGCTACTCATTTGAAGTACGATCACCTCGGTATTACTCTATTTCATCCCAAAAAAGGTGCAGTCCGAGATGTATTCGAAGATCTCATTCCTTCTGAACTGATTGACTACGAATCGAACTATCTGGTTTGATAAGGACTCCTTATCTGAAACCCCTTGCCAGGCAACTGGTGAGGGGTTATTATTATTTTATTGAACACGAGGTTAATGCAACTCCGTCCTAACCAAATCCGTGCGACTAATGCAATGCTCGCATACGATAAAGGTCAGATCATTGTACCTACTGGTGGTGGTAAGACTATCACTATGATCTACGATCTTATTGAGAACTGCAAATATATTGACAACGGAATGACTACCGTTGTTGTAGCACCCCGTATCCTTCTTGCTGAACAACTCTCCGCAGAGTTTCTGGAGTTCGTTGATACTAAGTACACTCATGTGATGCACGTCCACAGTGGTGAGACTCATCACTTCTCTACTACTAATCCTGAAAAGATTGCACTGTTCGCTAACACTGCCCGCACCGCAGGTGAGAACGTTCTGATCTTCACTACTTACAACTCTTTGGATCGTATCCGTCAGTCGGATATTGAGGTCAATAACATCTATTTTGATGAGGCACATAACTCTGTTAAGAGGAACTTTTTCCCTGCGACTGAGTATTTCTCTAACGAGTCTGATCGTTGTTTCTTCTTTACTGCAACCCCGAAACATTCTCTGACTATCAACAAACCTGGGATGAATATGCCTGAGGTTTATGGTCAGGTAATCTGCAACATTCCTGCACCTGAGTTGGTTGAACAGGGTTACATTCTTCCTCCTAAAGTTGTTGTCAAACAACTCGGAATGGTTCAGGATAAGTTCAAGATCTGGTCGCGTGATAGTGACTTTCTGATCGAGTCTATTGATGACCAAAATGTAGACAAGATTCTGGTCTGTGCTAGAACTACCAAACAGATCATGGGTCTGTTGAGTGACTCTGACTTCTGCAAAGATGTCGCGTCTCGTGGTTACTCTTGGATGACGATTACCTCCAAGACTGGTGCAATTATTGATGGTCAAAAGGTGAACCGTGAGGTATTCTTTGACACTCTAAATGCATGGGGTAAAGATCCTAACAAGAAGTTTGTGGTTCTTCACCACTCCATCCTGTCCGAAGGTATCAACGTCAACGGACTGGAAAGTGTCATCTTCCTCCGCAACATGGATTATATTGGCATCTCGCAATCTATCGGTCGCGTTATCCGTCTGGGTGACACTTCTAAGACCTTTGGATTGGTCTGTATCCCTGTTTATGACTCTGTGGGTATCTCCACCTCTAAGAAGGTTCAGGCGGTTGTAGACACGGTGTTTAATCAGGGTCAACCTGCTATATCGGAGATCCGTCGATGAGTCAGAAATACTACAACCAAAACTCTACACTACTTGATCCAAAATGTGTGAGGGATTATGTATCTCCCGATGGAATGTGGGCAGTAGTGCCATGCATTGGTGATAAAGAGTGGGTTATCATTCACAATGGAAGTGTGCTCAGTGATGTATCACGCACCTTCCAAAGTGCCATGAATAAAGTAGAAAAATACAAAAAACGAAAATCTGGGTCGCAGGTACAACCCAAACCACCCGCCAAACAAAAATCACGAAAAAAGAGTAATTCGCTCATACTGAATCCCTGTGGTGGCAAGGGTTCTGGTGTTTCGGATGTTCCCGATCGGGAAAAAAATACGGGTTCTGCACCCAAACAAACTAAAAAAATCCCTAACGGGAATAGTGTGACAGTCAACAAACCGCACACTATTTCATCCAATCCGCTCCTAGATGCATTATCTTAAACAAGTTGAGGTTAATCAATGACTGTTACTAAAACCAAACGAGTTTGTGTTACTCCTATCTCCAGTAAAGCAAAGAATCGGTTTGCAAATATCATGGATCTTTTCCATACTTGCACTGTAGAACAGGAGAAAATGATTGATGGTGTGGATCATCTTTTTCTTGTTTCTTTGAATCGTCAATACTGTTTCTGGGTTCCTAAAAAAGGTAACGAACACTGGAAAGTTGAGAAATGAGTGATGTCCCCGATGAAATCTTACGAGAAATACAAACAAGTTTCCCCCACTCTCCTCCAAACGGATACAGATACGAGACGTTACCTTTTAAGCGTAATCTTTACTCTATCTGGACTGTATATGATCGTGGGTTTATTTACAATGGCAATACTCCCTCTCGTTGTATCTGGGGATTCTATGATGCAAAACAAAAGTGTTACTATGCCCCGATAAACTCTTCTAAATGTGGTGATAGGGTAGATGTAAATAATACAACTCCTTACACTGCTATGCCCATTAATCTTAATCCTTTGGAAATGTGTCTCTATGTCTAACAGGACTCGTAAAAAATTGATTGATAGTCTTGAAATCTTTCATGAATGTTTGTGTTCCGATCTTGCAGAATCTGGTCGGGATCGTGATGCAATGGCGGTTTATAGTGAAGTAATAATCAATGAACAAGAACCTAAAGATTACATGTTCGTTTCTATTAACAAAGTACGATGAAATACGAAGTTAAGTGGACTGCTAATAACAATTTAATTCAGTCCGATATTGTTGAAAGTTTGAACGGTATTGGTGCTCAATCTCAAGTTGAATCCATGCGTGGTTCTATGCCTGGATTCCACATTATTGGGACATATGCTTACAATGAACCCATAGATTATTCATCCTCCAATAGTTCAACCTCCACCAGTTCCAGTGAAGGTTATGATATGGACTTTAGTGCAAACATTGTAGTCCTTGGTCTTGGTGTTTCTGCTCTTCTGTTTATTTGGGGTCTAGCAACTATATCTTCCACTGGTATTCTCGCCATGATTCTTGGTGGTTTTATCGGTTGGTTGGCATGGAAAGTTGGTAGTTGGTTAGCAGATAGAGGTTGGTAACTTGACAAATTCAAACAAAACATTTACACTCATTAAGTAATTTACAAACAACAATGTCACAAAAGTTTTTCTATGTCGTAGATCATTATGTTCCCTTTCCTGCTAGTGAATATGGCGGAATCTGGAACGTAATTGCTGAAGACGATGAAGAGTGTTTTGAGTTGATCGTTGCTGAGGATGATGGCAACTTCAATCAACCCCACTATAATAAACTGAGGGAAAACATCGAGAAGTCTTATACCTATGCTCTTGCAGAGGATAATCTTGAGTCCTGTATTGTTGAGAGTTTCACCACATGATGACATTTTGTGGTGATGAATGTAACACACTCTATAAAGCGTTGCGATACTATCAGATGAATAAAACCGTTGTCGATAGTAAAGAATACTGGAAATGTGATGCGATTCTTTCAAAACTCCAACCACATTCAGTCGTGGATGGATTAGAACCTGGATTCAGATCTGATACATAAATTAGAGTTTATTATTAGGATGGATAGTAGTAACTTTCAAGACCCAGATCAACAGTCAAGACTGCACAAACAAAAGATGGATGCCGTTAAAGTATTGATGGGAGAAATGTTAGACAATCCCAATACAAAAAATGATGATAATATGAAAAAATTAGTAGATTATCTAGATAAACGTGACAGTTGAAAATGCTGCACACTCCCCTTGACAGGGGAGTTTTTTTGTGCAATGATACTAATATGAAAAAGAACACTCACTTAGAACATCCTGAGGATTCTCTACTTGAGGGTCGGGATAGTTTCCGTCAGATGCTTAACTTTCTGTGGGAACGTAATAATACTCTGTCCGTCAAGTATGATGGTGCTCCCGCTGTAGTTTGGGGTATCAATCCTGAGAACGGTAAGTTCTTTGTGGGTACGAAAAGTGTATTCAATAAGAAGAAGATTAAGATTAACTATAACCACGCAGATATTGAAACTAATCACGGACACATTCCAAATGTAGCATCCATCCTGCACATGTGTTTTGAATGTCTTCCTAGATTGCAGGGAATCTATCAAGGTGACTTCATAGGTTGGGGTGGTTCGAATACATT